TAGTAGAATCTTCTTTGGTAATAGTTAATTTAACTGTATAAAAACCGGAATTTTTATAGTTATGAGTTGGAGATAGTACAGTTGAGGTCTCTGTTAAATCACCAAAATCCCAACTAATACTTGAATTAGCTGGGATTGTACCAATTATATTAAAAGAAACTGCTAATCCGTTATTAATTTTATAAATGAATAGCGTCATAATAGTTTTGTTTAATTATTCTTCAGAACCTGAATCATTATCATCATCTGATTTAGAATCAGTAAGTTCTTCAACCAATACTTCCATAATAGTTTCACTGGTATCCGATTTTTCTATACCAATACCATTTTTCTTAGCCAGTAGAACTACTTCTTCATCAGAGAAAGATTTTGTTATAGATTCTGCAGTTTTACCAGAATTAATTAGTTTCTTCAGTTTCTTATCCAATTTATTAATATCATTATCGGTATATTTCTTTACCTTTTTGATATCCTCAGTAACTATACGTAGATGTCCAGAATTAAGGGCATTATTAATCCTACGTGAAGACATTTGTCTAGAAGTAAGATATAATACTTCACCTTTAGTGATGTTAATACCTAATACAGGGTCAGTAAAACTATAAGCTTTAGAACCTAATGTAACTGGAGTTTTTTCAATTTCTGACATAATTTTAAAATTTTAGGTGTAAAATATTATATAAGGAGTATAGCTTTATAGTACTATACTCCTTATTAAGTTATTATTCAAGAGTTTCATGAATATACTCATCAATATTCATGAAGTCTGGGAAGCCATTTTCTGCAAAGGATTTATTAGCTGCTAATTGTAAACTAGCATCATGGTACATCTTAGAGAATCCAGTAGTTTCAGTAGCATATACAGCTTCTGTCTGGTTAGAAACAATTCTTTCAGATTCCAAAGTTAATTGTTTTGAGGTTAACTTCATCAAGGCTGCAGTCTTATCAATTAACAATAAGTTAGTTGAAGGAATACCAGGATGAATATAGAAATCTGCACTATTAGGTACAGGAGAATGAAGATTTAGAGTGGCCTGAGTAGTTCCATAGTATCTGGTCTTAAATTCTGGCAAATCAAGTAATTCAATAGCTTGGTCTTCACTACCAATCAAGGTAGTAAAGTTCCTACCCAACCTAGCTGCTCTTACCCAGATACGAAGCAAATCCTTATATACTATACCAGCAGTAGTATCTTTGACACCAATAACTGGAGCAGATTCTGAACCATCTAGCATATTACCATTAAGTAATACCTCAATAGCAAGGGAATCCATAGCATAACCCATCTTGACACCAAAGTCACGAAGATAAATGGATAGAACATCCATAGATACATAATTTCTAACCTCATCAGTTAATTTAAAACCTTTACCGATTTTAAATAGAGATACTGATTTCTGACCAAAACTTACAGTACCCAATGGAATAGTCTCAGCCTCATTTACACGGGCAGGAGTAGCATCACTCATATTAATATGAGGCATGATTGCTTTCAAACCAGTAATAGGTTGGTCACCAGTGATAATGTTAGGATAAAAAGGAGCCTGACGAATACCAAGAGTAATTGCAGAACGAATAATCTCAGGTACTATCCATCTTACAGATTGGTCCGGCATAGAATAGATATTCTGCATAGTATCAATCTTAGGATTAACTGATAGTTTATCCATAAGATCATCAACAGTAATACCCCATTTTCCCTGAATTACATCAGAAAATTGAACATCTATAGGCTTTTGAGAGTTATTACCAGAACGAATAGAATCAAGACCTAAAACAATTTCCTTTAATGCAACCCCAAAATCATGGGCTTTCATTTTAGAAATATCAATTTTTTTATTTTCCATTATATATTAATTTATGAATTAATTTTATTTTACAAGAACTTGTATTACTTCATTAGCAGCATCTGCTGCATTCAAAGCAATAAAATTTGTTGCTGTTGCAGAAGTAACTGCCTTCGGGAAATTATCATTTAATAGAGTACCATCAGGTTGTACATATCCAGCATTTAGGACTGCTCCAGAAACCCAATTACAAATCATAAATCCACTTACCATTACTGTTACTTCAGATGGCAAATTAGCTTGAGCTGCATAAGCAGGAGTTACTGAATTAGTAATGGCAATTCCCAAATATATTTCTCCTTCAGCCCCAGTATAAGGTTCTATAAGACCATTAGTACTTAGTTTTACTGGTTGACCTTGTTTAACTGTTTTACCAGCTACTACAGAGAATGCTTGACATAACTTATGTGATTCAGACTTATAAATCACAGTTCTTGGAGTTTTTTCTCCAATCAAATTCAAAGGAGTATCTTCCATAATTTTTATTTATTTTTAGTTATACTATCATGATACATGTGTTGTAATACAGACTGAGTATCTTTTACTTGTTCAGACTCTTCTGAATTTTTAGTAGTATCTTCATCTTCTTTTACTGAAGAAGCCCTTGATACATCAGAAGAACCACATTTATTACATTTCAAGGGGAATTTCTCTTCCAATCTCTCAGTGTAATCCTTATTAAGAGAAATTAAAGTACTAACACCAGTAGTTTCAGCTTTCATCATTTTGATGATTGCTTCATCTTTCTTATCACCCATTAATTTAGAATACTTTTCTATAGTACTATCACGTAATGATTGTATATAATCATTACCAACTTTAGCAGCCTCAGTAAGTTCTGCAATTTTAGTATCCTTATTCTTAATCTGTTCAGCAAGGGTTTTAGTTTCAGTAGTAAGATTACCTACTTTAACATTAAGTTCCTTATTTTCTGCAGTCATAGTTTGAATACAGGAAATAACATTTTCTTGAGTGATTTCTTGGCCTTCAGCTAGTGTAAGCATATTATCACCAAAAAGTTTTTCCAAAAATTGTTTTAATTCTTCATTCATACTTTTATTTTTTTGTGTGAGATTGTTCTTATCATTATTATTAACAGGAGTATCGTTAAATGAATTTATATCATTCTTGATATCTGAAAAGTAAAAGTTCTTTACTTTATCTTCCTCATAATCCTTATATGAATCATAAGTTCTTTGGGCATATTGAGGATTAATTATTTTACCATCTTTTCCAATCTTTTGGGCAAAAGCATCTGCTCCATGTGATACTAATGAAGTTTCTAAATATCTTACAACTTCAGTAACTACCCTTCTAATAAGATTACCATCAGCATCATAAGTACCAAGTTTAGTATAAAACTCATCATCATCCAGATTGGGGTCTGATTTATCCCATTTAAATTGTACTGTAACACTGTTTGAGTGTACTGATGGAGGGTCCATCATAATACCTCTAGCTATTCTTGGATTTGCTTTACCATCAATTTTAAGAACTCCATTCATTCCACCTGGTATAACTATACCACCATCAATTTCATATGGGTCCTGCCACATGACTTCTGATACAGAACCTATAGCATTACCAATATCAGTGGAATGGTCACAATTAACAGTCTGTCCAAGCATATATTTCATGGAATCCTTTATAACTCCAGGCTGACTAAAATCTGTAGGACACCAGTTTTTAGAAACTATTGTAGCAGATAACAACCTGAATATAGGAGTTATAAATTCACTTTCAGAGGGTTTTAAGTCTTCAGCTTTTAAATCTGGATAATATACATTATAATCTATATCACTACCAAAAAGACCTAATTTTTGGATTGATTCCTTATTAGGTTTAGTTAACTTATAATAATTTTCAGAAAAGGATTTTGGTTTTACTCCTTTTGGTAATGAACCAGTCATAAGTGTATGACCTTGACCAATTACCATACTATCAGTATGGGATTGGTTTTTATGTAAAATCTTTACCATATTTATAAAAATTTAGATTTATCTTGTTCTTGTATCTTGGTCTCCTCTTTTAGGATTAGGATTATTTTTATCTCTAGTCCTTCTTGCAGATTGATTTTTATCTCCTTGCCTTTGGTCTTTCTTTGTAGCTTCTTGTGGATCATTAGATTGCCCAGACATTACCCTTGGTTTCTTTTGGTCTGGAGAATCATAACCCATTTCCCAAGCATATTGAGATTGAGATATAATACCTGCATTATATAAATAATTAAGGTTTTGAATTTTATATTGTAGAGCTTGTTGAACCTTTACATCATCAGCAACTGTAGTTGAAGACCAAGTTATTCTTATACCCTTATTATTAAATCCTGCTAACCTTAAATCTAATGAGTATATAAAATCTAGTACATAACCAACTATTTTCTGAATTATCTTTAATTGGCTAATCATCTTAGATAACATAATACTACTTCCAGTATCAGAAGTATTAGCATTTACTCCAATTATACCACCATTTACTCCAAGACCATTTGCAACTGATTGTTGATTCATGGACCAAACTTTATCTATATTACCTAATTCCTTAGTAGTAGAATTTAGTTTAAAATCATAATCATCAATATAACCAGTAACTACTCCATCCTTCATACCCTCAACTAAATTAGTCTTAAGGTTTTTAAGATTATTAGTTAATCGATTGGCATAAGCATTTTCTGATTCTCCACCTTTTTGACTTGGTTTAGCAACTTTAGCCTCTAAAAATCCAAGCATTCCAACTTGTTCCATGATATGTTTGAAGTTTATCTTCATATCATGTTGGCCTTTCAATGAATCTAGAGAAGCCATAAATAAAGGTATTCCATAAGGTTCATCAGTATCATTATACATACCAGCATATACATAAGTTAGAGGATTTAATGGTATATAATCCTGTTGTTTTGCAAGAAAATTAGTATTTCTTTGATATGGTTTATAAACACCATTATTTTCCCTTTTAAATCTTATATTATCTGGTTTTACAAATAGGATAGTATCTAGGCCATCTAAATTTTGATTAGGTACAGCTTCTACTGAGATAGCTCCAGAAATTATTAACTGTACTATCATTTTATTTACTAACCCATCTATACCTGCAGTATATTGAGACCAATTTTTAGAGGCATCCCTTATATGGTTCCTCATTTTTTCTGCTTCTGCATCAGTATTATTAGGGAAAGTAATTATATGTCCAGTATTGGCAAGTTTAAACATGTCTTGTAGAGCAATAGAAACATCTGGGTTAATCTTATAAAGGTCCCTTAATATTTGTATTACTTCAACACGAAAAGAAGGATCTACTAATTGAGTAAATCCTTTCATAGCATAAATAAAGTTAGTAGGGTCATCTGGAGTAGATACCCTACCTGGAGCAATTCCTGTAACCTTAGATTTTTTAGTATTGGGAGTTGCTGCTGCAGTTATTTTAGTTTTTCTTTTGAATATATTCCTTAGTTTCATAATTATATTGGATTTACTATAACGTTAGGTTTACTCTTACGTATATGATTACAAATGGCTTTACCCATTATATCATCATCTGCATATACCTCATTTTCCAAATCCTCTTCAATGGAGTTATTATTGTTATTATGTTTACCCATTGCTACTGGTCTACCCAGTGAATCATATATAAAAGTATAGGCTTCCTGAACAAAGAATGGATCTTTAATTAAGCATACATCATTTCTAACATCCTCTTCCAAACCGTTTATAATTACTGGTCTAGTTTTATTAGTAGTTAACCATCCTGGAGATTTTTCCATTTCTGGTCTAGATTCACCTTTCTTTTTTACCATTTTCTGATAGTAATAAAGATTAGGATATCCTTCAGTTTGTAAATAAGAAGTTACTGCTAAACCAATATCATTTGATTCAGGAGCTAATACTGCATTATTAAATAGTTTACCAGTATCTCCAAGTAACTTGGCATACTTATCAATTGGTATTTTTCCTTTGAAGATTGCTTGTTCTTCTCCAGAAGTGTCCATACAAGTAAATGAGGAATAGTCAGTAGACCTACCAGTAGAAACATCTGCACCAATAAAATAATGTTTCTCAGGCTCTGGTTTATTAAATTGCCTATATTGACCATTGAACCTTTTAATGAGAGCAGGATATTCTGATAAGTTATCTTCAATATCTTTTATATCTGCAATATCAAATACAGTAGAACCTGAAGATAGAAAGTCACCATCAATTTCCTGAGCAGTTCTTCTGGGACCCAATGAGGAAGCCATGATATTATACCAATGGTCATCCCTTTCTGGGTGCATTCTCCAGTATAATCTTATAGGATTAAATAGATTACCTCCACTCATTGCATTAACCCAAGTAGAGTGAAAGAATCCTCCAATACCGTATGGAGTAGAATTAATAATTGCAGAACCTCCAGTAGAAAGAGTAGGGAATGCAGCAGCCCAAATTTGGGGAGCCCATCTTACGATAGCAGCTTCATCAATTACCAATAATGATAATGATTCTGAACGTCCAGCTTCTGATGATGTAGGTACTGATTCAATAAATGACCCATTATCAAATTCCATGATAGAAGAAGAACCAAATTCTCCAGACCTTCCATTGATGATTGGTACTTGTAAATACCATGGAAGATTCTTATACATGTATTTGATTTTCTTTAGAACCTTCTTAGCTGTTCTATCCTTAATGGAGATAATGTTTATCTTCTTGTTAGGATGATACATAGCAAGCCATAAACAATACATAGAAATTAATTCTGTAATTCCAGCTTGCCTGAATTTGAGGATTATATTGAATCTATGTTTTACAAAACAATAAAGAACAGCTTTCTGATATGGATAAAGATTGAAAGGAACTTTACCTCTTACTGGATGTACTACTTTTATGAAGCAAGAGAAGAAATACACATCTACAATAACTCTTTGCAGATTATAAAGTTCTTCTCTGGTTAATCCAGATTTTGTTTGCTGTAAATTTAATTTTGCCATGTATATATTGTAACCGTAGTCTTGATGTTAAATATTTTTGTATTCAAATGTTAATAGTATCTAGAATATTCTTAGTGTTCAGTTAGGAAAATTTTTTTCTTATATCTTTTTGTATTATCATTTCTGTAGGAAATGATAATACTTTTCTTGTGAGGAACGAACAAGAAATTACCTTTTCAAAAAAAGGAAATATATAAAGGAAAAAAAAGTTTCTCCTAAAGAATAAGGCGTATCTCAAAAACAGCTATCCAGGAATTTAAGGAAATTAATAGGATTTCATAAATGTACCTTAGTTTTGTAAACATTTTTTGAACCAAATACCCATTTCATAGATTGCCCCTTTAGCTATTGTATACCTTGCCTTATTCAACCAATATAAATAGTTAGACTTATCCATATAGATATGAAATCGTTTAGGAAATCCTTGAATATTTTTGAAATCTAATATTCCCAATGGAAGTCCATCCGGTCTAAACTGTCTATCTGCAGGTCTGAGAGTCAATGGTGTAGAATCACTTTTTAACCTATACACTCCCGGTAGAGTTTTCATTTTTTCAGTTTTGATAGGCCACTTATTTTCATGAATAAAACAGGTATTCCAAAGTTCCTTAATTTCTCCAACATTCAGATTAACCTTTTTAGGTAATTTCCTATAATCATACATTGCTAAAACTTTATTCATTGGAATCATATAATTTTGCCCATGGGGCTCTTCTAGTAAGTTTCTAGTAAGTTTAACCTTATTAACTGGGAAAACATTATTAAACTTATTTAAGTAACTCTTACTCTTTTTATTTATACCAATAATTATTAATCTTTTCCTTGATACTTGTGAATTTCCAAAATCTGAAGCTCTATTAGTATGAAATACTAATTGGTAGTCCATAAATAGATCTGTAAATAATTTTATTGGTATCAAACTTATTAATCTTGGTAAATTTTCTATGAAAAATATCTTAGGTTCATATTTTATGATGCCTTTTATTACTAAATTTAGGGATTTATTTTTAGCTGGGTCACCTAATTCTTTCACTTTAGATAGTCTCATAATTGAACTTGCTCCACAATCTGGGGATGAAATTATCACATCTGGATGTAAATTATCCGGTAAATCATCCTTTAAAAAGGGTATATTACCGAAATTTAGATGCCATTGTTCTTCATTTTTAGTGTGAAAAACTCCTCTACACTCAATATTTGCTAGTAAATTACGTCTAAAAGGGAATAATAGTGCTCCCTGACCAGCACATATTCCCAAAAATGATAGATTTTTATTCATTTTTACCAATTTTTAGACAAATTAGTTATCTGAATGATGATTTTTCTAAGAGTATTATAATAATATGGAGAGGTAGCATACCGTGCTCCATGAGCATCACATATTTTACTAGCAAATACTAATGGATTACTCCTATATTGATAAGCATCACTATACATTGACTTCTCAAAAATCTTCTCATGGTCTTCTAAAGCTTCAGTTAGTGAATTATACTCCCTGAATAACCTCATAACAGTATACTTATACTTAACTGGAGACAGTTTTGATACTGATATTACTTTCTCAGGTTCTACAAACTTCTTATTTGGTATTCTAAAGTACTCTTTAGTTAGTATAAGAACTGTTTTACCAGTCCAAGAACCTTTTGTTATACCAAATATGTTAAACTTACCAACAGTTCTAGATCCCCAACCAGTTTCTAAACAAGCTTGAGCAGTTGTAAAGATAGGACTGAAACCTTTTTTTGATTCCTTAGCTGCTAAGAATACTTTCTTAGCAAATTCAATTTGTTTTCTATTTGCCATAATGTTTAAATTTTAATATACCTATATTAATATGGTATGGAGTATTGCCAGTATATACA